AATTCCTGGAAACAATACCAACATACCATCTTTAGGTTGAATTTGCAATTTGTTTTCAAAAACTATAGGAGAACTTTTTTCAGTGATACTGATATAATAAACACAAGAAAAATCTGCAGGATAATGATTATGTTTATATGCACAGTCACCCTCAGAATACTTCATTGCCCAAAAATTTTGACACTCATAAAAAGTATGACTATCATTAAAGTAATCTTGATTGGCATCATAGATGACTGCAATAATTTTTTCAATCAAAAAATTAAAATCTTTTGTATCTTTCCTGGTATAAAATTCTGTTCTCCATGCATCAACATTAGTTCCTTGCTTCAAACCTTTTGGATTTAATTTCTGATGATCATCAATGATACGGATAAGTTTTTCGTTTAATGACTGATGATCATCTATAATGGTTGTAAATACTGGAAGTTTTTTTACGACATTATAAGTTTCCATAATATGCTTCGTAATACTTAACTATACCTGAAGAAATTTTATGCCCTTGTGACACCCAATCATGAGCACAGGCGTATATGGACTCACAGGTGTATTTGGATTTTCGGGTGGTGTCAAGTTCACCACCATACTTTTCAAGGAGGATACTCAGAACTTCCTGCCTGAGTTTCAACCTGTCCTCACTATAGCGCCAATCTTCGCTCATGCCAACACCATTTTTTTTGTGTAGTCAAATGCATATAGTTCACGGTTACCTTTAATACCCCACCCTAACCAGTAGTATGCAGGAACCATATACTGACTCACAGTTCGTCCACTACCCTCAAACTCAGGAAGATAGCGTTGGAAGGTAGATTCATTAATCATGTAACGAGTTTGACCCTTAAGTGTACTGGGATCACAACCAAATTTATCACAGAACCTACCAAGGTTATCATAACGTCCTATTGATGTCCACTGGATGAGACCATAACCGCCACTACGACACTCACTATAAGACACTCTAGCACCACCCTCACAAATGTCGGGAGTAAAATTAGATTCTTGTTTGATGTTCCCCATGATTGTAGCAAGGGCATTCTTGTCCTTGATTCTAGTGTTTTCTTGGAGTTCTTCAAGGACATACTGTTCTTCAGGGGAACATGATGGACACTTCCAGGATGGAAATGACACTACTTCAATAGGTGTAATATTATCACGAAGTCCTGTGCCCACAATCTTGCTATTGGGCAGTAGGAATGGTGTTGCAGCTACTGCTGTTGCTGCTAACAACACGGAATACATAAGATTTCTCATCAGTGTTCATACCAACATACCATGTATATAGAGAGTTGTCAACCCTAAAATAAATACCTATAATACAGAGGCACTAAGGTCTTACCATGAGATTAAACGAAGTAGACGTGGCACGTCTGATTACTGCTTGCAACATGTACAAAGAAAAAACTGGTTCTGAATATATGTGGGACGAGTATACTGAACTTGTAGAAAAATTAGAAAGATTATGCGAACAAGGATACTGTTCAATCACTAGTGATTGAGTGTGTAAGTCCAAACAAAAACAATATTCACACAAAATTAAATACCTAGATAATGTAGTTGCACACAAGTTTGTGAAAGTCTTAATTACATTTTTTATTGCCCTATTTTTTGCTGCTCCTACATGGGCAGTAGATGTATCAATGGGTGCTAATGGCAACCTAGCATTCTCACCGAATGAGATCACAATCTCTGCAGGTGATACGGTTCATTTTATCAATGAATCATTACCTCCTCATAATATTATTGTTGAGGCACGTCCTGATCTTTCTAGAGAAGCACTATTGTTTGCTCCAGGAGAATCACAAGACGTTGTATTTGCTGACGTAGGAGATTATAATTTCTTCTGCGGTCCTCATCAGGGAGCAGGTATGACTGGCATTGTACATGTTGAGTAAGGATTACATAACAAAAAAAGAATGCCAGGAGATGATTGATGATGCCATACGAAAACATAATCGTAATGCTGGAATTATCTCTATGTGTGTTGGTTGGGTTGTTCTCGCACTTTTTGCTGAGGGTCTTCTTAGACTCATTGGAATAATTCCCCCACTATTACCTTGGTTAAAGATAACACTATGATGAGCGGACTATTTGTATTTGCATTTATTACACTAATGGTAATTACCATGGAGATAACATGGTCGGTAAAAAATAAAGGAAGATTAAAATGAAAGTTGGAATGATTGGATTGGGTCGTGCGGGTGAGGCAATGTCTCGCCGTATGATTAAAGGAGGACATGAAGTTTGGGGTTATAGAAATAACTACGAGAAAGCATCTGAACAGTATGAAGCAGGTTATATCAGTGGATGTGCAACTTCATTAAAGTATCTTGTTCGCGCAGTTAAAACTGACGGCAAAAAATATACTAGTGCTGGTTTAGTTCCTGGTATCTTTCAACTTGCTATCCCTAAAGAATCAATCAGTGAAGTGATGGATGAGTTACTAAAGTTTTGTAGCGAAGGTGATATCATTATCAATTGCTCTAATTGCGATACTAAAGATAATATGGCATGGTCGGAATACTTACTGAAATTAGGTGTACAGTACATTGATGCTGGCATTGTTGGTGGTATTTCTGGTCTGGAGCATGGCTACAGTCTCGTGGTTACTGGTGGGAAGTATGCAGTTGATACATGCCGCACAATCTTTGATGCTATCTCAACTGGTATTAGACCTTCCAGCATCAAAAATGATTATGTAATGTATCCTCAAGATTATGGTTGGATTTATAGAAACTGGTAAAATACAATGACCTTAGCACATGTCCTACTTTTCGGATCACTACCCTTTATATGTGCCACCATATATTTCGGGAACAGAAAAGGTGAGAATAACTATTATGAAACCGACGCCTACTCAGGAAATGGAACAGCGCATTAGAATGAGATTTGCTTTTGCAATGTCATCGTTCGGTAGAATGTTTTTACCTCATGGTATAACACCAGGAATGAGAGCATTCTGTAATGAGTGGTCTCAAATTGAAGAACAACCACCTCAAGGTGATTTGTATAAGGTAGATCGTTACTTCTTAGACTTATGGAAAAAAAGAAATGAACCTCAAGAAACAAATTAAAAAATTAAAGGAGGAAAACCTTAAATTGAAATTAGAAAATATAAAATTGCGTATCAAAATTCAAGGATTATCATATAATGACTGGATTCACCCAAGATCTTGTTTACACAATGATGATCCATGGGATCATTTAGCAGGTTAAAATGAATCACATTATCTTTCTTAGTTTAATTTTATTTTCCAGCATAGTAATAAGTATATCATTAAGTTTAAACTATGCATATCAAGCACCTACTCACATAATCTAAATATCACACAAGTAATTATCACATGAAAATTTTTCTAGACACAGCTGATCTGAACGAAATTAAAAAAGCAACACGCACTGGATTAGTTGATGGTGTTACAACTAATCCCACATTAATTAAACGAAGTGGTAGAACTCTTATTGACGTTGCTAAGGAATTAATTGCCGACTATCCTCAATTTGAAAGTGTGTCCTGTGAGGTAGTTGCCGAGACCGCTGAAGAAATGATTGAACAAGCTCAACAGTTTATTCAGTTAGCCAATAAAGCAATCACTATCAAACTACCATGTACTGTAGAAGGTTTGATTGCATGTAAAGCACTCTCTGTTCTTGGTGTTAAAACCAATGTGACTCTTGTGTTCTCTGTGGCACAAGCAATCATGGCAGCAAAGTCAGGTGCTACTTATATCTCACCTTTCGTAGGTCGCTGCAATGATAACTCATTCAGTGGTGTAGAACTTGTTCGTGCTATCAGTGGAACTTATTGTTCTCAAGGTGTAAGAACTCAAATTCTTGCAGCGTCATTGAGAGATGTTCATCATGTATCACGGTGTTTTGCTTATGGTGCCAGCGTTATTACAATGCCACCTAAAGTATTTTGGGCGATGTACGATCATGTACTTACCCGTGAAGGATTAGATCAATTTCAAAAAGATTGGGAAGACGTGCAATGATGCTACAGTTTGCTAGATTTTGTGGAACTGTATTAAACAACCCTTGGGGATGTGGACTACTGGCATGGTGCCTGGTCTTCGTCCCCATTATTGGTATGTGGGCAGTTCATAAATACAGTTGGCAGCACTGGGAACCTTTCCATAAAAAATAAGCATGGAAGCCGATTACACCGTCAATTTAAGAATAGAAGATATACGTCTATTACATCACTGTGTAATAAAAAGACTAGAAATGTGGGAAGGATCACCTGCTCGTCCAGCAGAAGAACAAGAACATTTATGGTATATGAGAAATTCTCTTTACCGAATGATTTTAGACTATCAATTTAATGAATCATGAATCCAGTAATTTTAATCGGTTGCTTCACCCCACTGGTTATCATTTTTATAGTAATGAAACTTGCGGTGTGGGTATCTGCAGTTAATTCAGAAAACTCTTATGTCGGAAAAGAACCTCTACGAAAACGAGGACCCTTCGTGGACAATCCATATGCGGACGTTGATGAAGAGGAAGAGGAATTTACAGATCGCACAGACTATAGATAATGCACTCCACCAATACTATGTTGTGGAGCAAGGAAAACCTGTTCCCAATTGGAGATATGTAAAAGATCAAGATTGGTGGATAGAATATTTAAAAGATTTAGGAATTGATCCGAGGAACCCATGAATTTTGAATTAGATATGGAGGATTATGCAATCATCCTCAATGCATTACACTACTACAAGAAGGTTGAGAAACGAGGAAACTTCAAACAGTATAATGAAGACCGTATTAATATGTTAAGAGATAAGATGGCTTATCAACTAGTTCCCAGTGCAGATAGTATGAGATGAATTTATTATTAAGACCTCTAGATAATGCTAACGACCCTGTGTGGTCTGTAATTATTTGTGTGATACTTGCTGTTGCAGGAGCATTGTTTGTCGTTGTATACATATTACGACAAGCATTTGCAGAGTTAGAAAATGGGAGCAATGACACCCCCCAGCAGGAAGAGCTGCTACAACTTCCGAGTGATAAAGGTTAATCGTGTTGTTGACGGCGATACTATTGATGTCACCATTGATCTTGGGTTTGACTTATACAAGAAAGAAAGAGTTAGAGTTGCAGGCGTTGATACGCCAGAGAAAAGAACGAGAAATTTAGAGGAGAAAGCACTTGGAATTGACGCAACAAATTGGATTAAAGAGCATCTTAACTCAGCAATTGCTGGAGAAGAAGATCTTGTTATCAGAACTGAGCTTGTTGGTGGAGTGGGCAAATACGGCAGACTCCTTGGATGGCTTTACATCGGAGATGCTGAACTGTCAGTCAACGAGCAAATGATTGCAGAAGGATATGCTCACCCATATGATGGTGGCACTAAGAATATGGATCTTGAAGCACTAAGAAAAATTCGTAGATCACACGGAACATTAGTAGAGTAATTGTCTACCATGATACAGTTTTAGCATTTCAAAAAAACCTTATGCTAAATAAATATACATACCGCTTTGGTAAATCATATGAATAGGTTTCTACCTTTCATAATGTTACTGATGACAGCACCAGCAGCGAATGCAGGTGCCCTTACTCATAAGTTATCTTCTAGTGTTCAGTTAACCGTTGATGCTGCTGCTACTAATGTCACAAGACTTGGTAGTAACTTCTCAATTTCAGGTAGCGGTGTAGATACTACTGACGGAACAACAGTTAATACAATTTCTACTGGTGCAATTACCAGTGGAATTTATGCCCCAGGCACAATTGCTGCTACTCAAGATAATCCTGGTAGTGCTTTTAGTTTCTCTCAGTCTTATACACAGGCAGATGCAATCCCAACCAGTGCAGTCACTGTTGGTGATGTAGCAAACTTTGGCAATATTACATCTACAACTGCAGGATCTGCTGGTTCTCTAGCTGGTACTCTTAGTACTGCTGGTGCTATTACTTTGACAGCTGGTGGAGCTGGTACAAATGCTACAGGTCAGTTCGTAAGTGAACTCACAATTCTACACTAAATAAATGGAGGTCAATCAAAATGACTTCTCCAAAGACTATTACGATTCTTTGGTATGTCCTGAGTGCGGTGGGTGCAAGTGTCATACTTGCTCCTGCCCAGGCGGTCCCTGTAGTCCCAAACTTCAGCCAGGGCTCAATGACGAGCCACACAGAGACAACATCAAAGGTGACTGAAACGATTAACTCTATAGACTATGCAACCGGATGGCAATATTCAGTATCGGGAACAAATGTGACCAATGGGGGGCAATCCCTCAGTCCGAACCCAACAACAAACTCAGTGATAGTGAATCCATTAGGAGGAACAGAGGGGCAAGTAACAAGTGCCAACTCTGGTCTAGATTTAAATGGACAGAGTTTCACAATCGCAGAACCAGGAGCAGCATTCCAGTTCACTCAGACCTACATGGGACCGGGTGTAACAAATCAAACTGTGATTCAAAGAACCACAGAGGTTACAAGCATCACAGATACCACAAGTATCTTTACCCAGTAATATCACTTCTTATCGCCTCCCCTGTCAGTGCTGCTGATGTAGGGGGTGTAAGTGCAACAGCAAATCCAATAGCTAATAGTTCAGGCTCAGTTACGAACCAAGCTATTCAGGTATTACAAGGACCATATATTACTAACCAATATGGTGGTGGTATTGCATGTCAAGGACCG